TGACTGATTTCGAACATCAAATCATCTTTAGTTAGAACATCCACATTAGGCGTTACAAACTTAGCAGCCCATCGTAATGCTGCTGACAAGGCTTCATTCATATTAACGACACAGAGCGAAAGAACTGAATGCTGAACGGCGTCATCACTATTCGCTTCGGTAGCGGTCTTTTTACTTCCCGAGCCCTTCTCAATTAAACGCGCCCCCATCTCCTTCATTTTTTCCCACTTATCTTTCATCGCTTCCCGGGCAAGAGTATTAGGGTCGGCTTGTACAATTCCTAAACCACCATTTTCAGGTAAAGGCAAAAGTACTTTCGCTCCAATGTAGATGCCACGTTTCTTGGCTTGGTCATACCACTCCCAATTAACACCCTTCGCATAATATTGAGGTTGCCCCATATAAAAAACGGACTCTTGAAAGTCCGCACTGTCTCTGTAATGGGCTAAATTGAGATTAGCCAAAGGAAGTAATGGTGGCTTTTTAATCTCTTCTGAATTATCAATTGCACCTACAAATGTAAAAGGTATATAGGTCCAGAAATTCCCGTTGTAATCTGTTGGAAACTTCTTCTCTCCGCCAACCCAGTTACCCTTTTCACCCTTTGTATACACCTGAACGGAATAAATATATTCCCCATTACCCTCTTGCTCTAAACGAAGTACACGATATTGCTCTTGTTCGGTTTTACTAAATCCATCAGCACCGCGCTCAGACTTAAATTCACGTATAACCACTAAGCAAAGCTTTTTCTGGTTATCGATCATTACTGAATCCCAATTCACTACATCAAGGGCATTTAGTAAATGAATCATCGGATAGGCTTTTTGTGCTTTAAATTCCGCTAGATTACGAGCTGGCGGCACATCAGGATAATCTACATATAAAGCACAACGATAATGCTTCAATAAATGGCGAATTCCATTTTGAGCCAATTGATAAGTACTTAAACCAGCACCATTTGCATTACGTTCTAAATGAGCAAGTTCCGGAGGAAATTTAAAACTTGGATCGGTTGCAAAAGCTGCACCAACTAAACTATTTGATGTAGTCCCTGTTACTTCATAAAAGACTGCACGGGTAAGATAAGCCTCATAAGCGCTTTTATTTGCAGGTGATTTATCATGTGCATTTGGCATCGGCAAATATTTTTCACCTTTAGCCTTAACTGCATCTTCACCTTCACAAACATCATCAAGTTTTTGCCAGTATGGCAAGTTCTTAACATATTCAGCATGTTGAAAAGTTACATCACTCATCGAGCAAATCCCATATCAGCAAAGAAGGCTTCAAAACCTTCATGTAATTCATTAAACGCATCTGAAGCTGCATCCACTTGGTCGTCATGTGTGCCATTAGGAAAATGACGAAGCTCATCAATAAAATCCTTATTCCATTCACCTTTGAGCATTCGTACATTTCCTACGTTAACTTGGGCCGCAAATGGTTGTGCACGTGTAAGCTTGTCACCTGAAATTGGCTTAGCTATCACGCTATAACCCGCAAGAAGCTTCACAAATGAACTAGCTTGCGATTTACCAGCTTGACCGGGATCTTGTGGTAGACGCACAGAAACTTTTTTCCCATCTATTTTTGCTGTTTGTTCTAAGCGCTTATTCACATTGTCAGGTCCAAGCTGTCCTCTAGTTACATCGACAATGTAAGTAAAACCATCTGCGCCTAGAGCTTCTCTAACACCTGCAGTAAAGTCGCCTTCATTCTCAGTAGCACCAAAGTCCCAAGCCCTTACTTGCTTCACTACATCAGCAGGTAAAGCATCCACAATTTCAATATTGTCAGGCTTAAAAAAACCGCCTGCTGGCGGTGATGGCATTTGACGATATTGCCCGGCAAAAACATACGGAGCAGCTTGCTCCATTTGCTTCAACTTTTGGATATTGTGTTTTGCTGGCCACAGTGCGGATCCGTCTTCCTGAATAGCTGAAAGACATAGATGCTCCCACACTTCACCGTTACCACCAGCTACAGGAACGCCGTCTTTTCTATCACCTAGCAACCATCCAGCTAAATCATCTTCATGAAGTCGCTGCATAATCACAATGATCGGCGTATCTGGCGAGTTAGTACGCGATTCGAGTGTGTTCTGAAACCAATCAATTACCCCTTCTCGAATAGTTTTTGATGAAGCTTCATGTGCTTTGTGCGGGTCATCAATAATAATGCAGCCGCCAAAGCCTTTACGAAGTTTTCCTGCACCAAAACCGGTAATCGTGCCGCCTGTACCAGTCGCATAGCAGACACCACCTTGGGAAGTTCTCCAGAAGTCTTTAGCCTTACTATCATCACGCAATGTAAGCTCGGGAAAGACTTTTCTATACGCCTCTTCTTGCACAAGGGTTCGTATTTGGAAGGCATTATTTGCGGCAAGCATTGCCGAGTAACTGATATGAATAAACTCACAATCTGGATTCTTACCAAAACACCAAGCCATAAAATTAATTACAGCAATTTCAGTTTTAGAATATCGTGGTGGAACGTTAATAATTAACCGCTTTATCTCTCCGCGATAAACTTTCATTAAAGCTTCGCAGATTTCTAAGTGGTGCCAATTTTGCATCCATTTATAACCACGGCGCTCCTTAAACATGTACCTTGTGAAGAAATATAAATCTTCTTGCGCCTCGATCCGGATGGCTTTATCCCGAGCCGCATCAGTACTCATCTAAGACTTCCCTCCGCGCTTTTAAGTAATCTTCCATTGGAACTGGAATTTCTGAATTAACTGTTTGGACTGGTCCGCCGTCTTTGCCTGTAATTTCTTGGCGATTAGTAAATTGTCCACCAATATCTTTTGCAGCTTGTTCTAGAATTTTTAGCGCTGTTTTAACGTTTCTAGTTCTATCAAGCTGTCTTTGGTATTGCTTCAGACGGTAGTACTTATTAGCAATAGGAATATCAATTAAGCCTTCATCAAATTTCTCTCTGGTTGATTCAAAAAGCTCAACAAATTTCTTGCTTAAGTTTCTGCCCGAATATTTTGTTGGATCATAGCATTCACATTGGCTACGACTAATATCAACTCCAAACTCTTGCTTGACCTGTTCAACCACTTCTTGAGGGGTATCACGGCATGCAAGAGCTTGAACAATAAATATTTTCACAGGCTCTTTTAGTGCTGCCATAAATTCCCCTTCGTACAGCTACGTACAGCAAACAGGACAAAAAAAAGAGCCAAAAGGCTCAATTGATTACACAATTTCCGCAGCATCTTGAAATATCAAGATTCGAAACAAACGGCGGATTCTTTGCGACTTCAATAAGTCGCTTAACATTTTTGCTTGGTCCATAACGTTTAACTACGCCAATAAACTCTTCAACGTCATGACCTGCAAGATAGTGCTTAGGAAGACCAGAACTATCGCTATAAACAATTTCTCCGTCCTCGTCTCTCATCACTCCAATGTGATAAAGCTCATGTTCAAGCAAAGCACAGAACTCTGTATCATTTGCACGCTCACAAAAAGAAGCATCGACAGTTATTAAGTAAGTTGGCACAAAGCCGAACCAATCTCGCATCTGTTGCTCTTGTCTAGCTTTACGCCATCCACCAACATTGAACATGACTTTTTCACATTGCCCCAGCACCATCGCCTGCTTGCTTTTATATGCAGAAGAGGCCCAAGCAAATGCTAAAAATTCTTCATTGTCGTGAAGCAGTTCACCTATGTGATCATGATCGGGGTTATAAAGAGGTCCACCAATAGTTAAGTAATTAGCAACAACCCATTTTTTTAGATCTGGTGCTGGTGTTAGTCTAATTGCTTCTTCTTCATCTGCTTGATCAATAAAATCAGTCGGTGGAAATGGTCTGATCTGCTCCATTAAAAATCTGCCTCTTTAAGTTTTTAAGCCACTGACTAGCGAAATGAGCTTGGATCTGCAATGGACCTGATTCATTAATCTTAAATCTTGGTGCTGCCTCTAACCGGACAACGGTATATCCCATTTCTTCAGCAACATCATAACGGTCCATACTCCACGCCTTTGTAGACAGCTTACCCTTGCGTCCACCCGACCAAGGACCACCAGCAATTTCAACTAAAATACGATATTCAATTAAATGAAAATCAAAACGCCAATGCTTAGTAGACTTAAACTGGAATTTCTTTTCGTACTTAATTTCCAGATTATCCAAAGCTTGAGTAAATTCTTCTTCTGCTTCCAAGTACTTTTGCGTTGCTTTAGGAAGTGGTCTAGATTTGGGTTTCGTTTTGAGCTCTTTTTTCCGTGTAAGCCAAGAGTATTCGTTAGCTTCCATAATTCACCCATTAAAAAACCACCCGAAGGTGGCTTTATCAATTTTTAAAATTACCTAATAGCAATTTCAGCTTTTCATAATGTTCTTCAAATGTTTTTAATACAGATACCGGCACTGAAACATAATCTTCTGTACTGCTTAGAATTTTTATTTTATGTGGCCATTCTCTAGGGTTATGTCCCCCCCTAAAGTTATAATTATCTAAATCTTCAAATGATATAACACATTGTTTTAAAAATTGATCAACAACAGGTATTAAATATGTTGATTTATAATGATAAAACCCAGTTTCATTATTGAAATATACTACAGTTGAATTTGCGTATGCTTCCTTCTCTACAAGTAAGGTTTCAAGCATATCTTCTCTAATAAAATATAAATTTGGTTGTTTTTGAAATTGATTTTTGAATCGTTCAATTTCCATATCTAAATAGCCGTAAAGACGCATATACAATCCCTTTTAAGAAATTCTTTTTATATCAGATCTTAAATCATCCGAAAAGAAAAAACCCCGCCAATAATCGATATTTAGCGGGGCTTCTTGCGCCGTAATACGTCCGGCAAACGATAAACTAGTTTTTAGGTGCTCTAAGGATGTTTAGAACTTTCTCAGACATATCATGTAAGTCAGATCCGATTGGTAACCAGAAATGGAAAACCGTATTGTCGCGGTTAAAAACCTGTTTGTAATATTCTGTTGTGAAACTTGGGTCGATATCAGAAGCTTTTAACAATCGCCCTTCTTTTTCTATCTTTTGCCCATCTAGTTCACCACCAATACACATATTCAATTGCTAGTACCTACTTGGTTTGCTAGTGCGTATTTTAAAGCATAATCATATCGATCTTCAGGCAAATCAGTTAAAACATAAAAAATTTCTTTCTGATTAGTATGCGGATTTAACAACTTTATTGGACGATATATATGAGGTCTTAGGGGATTATTGTTATATGGATGAACTTCATGAAATTCATCTTGCTCAACCCACTTCCCAGATTCACTTCCACCAATACAAAGCCATTTTCCAGAGTTAATTGACATATGTATCTCCTTTATCAGGGGTTTTCTTATATCTCAAAGCACAAAAGCTCACCAATGCAATGAGCCTTAATACAATTAAGGACATTTATATTAATGATCTATATCGTTGTTACTTTTAAAAATAAACTTAACATCTTCACCAATATTTATCGTATAAACCATGAAACATATAGCTCTTAAAGCGTTCAACTTTGTACCGTAATTTTGATATTCAATAAGTCCATGTAAAATACCATGTCTATTCATTGAATAATTATCATTCGGGGTTGTATTATCAGTATGAATTGAAATTGGTAATTCTTCGTAGCTTTTAGAACCAATAAATTTTTCGCTATGAAAAAACCTAATAAATATTGCTTTTGATAAATCTTGATTGGCTATTTGATTCACATATGGAATGAATTTACTTTTATTAGGTTCAACATTACTTCTACCTGAGAACATTCCCTTTGTTCCGTAATCTCTCGCTATACCATCGGTTTGAGTCAGAAAAAGCGGTATGCATGCTATATAGTTTTCAGCTTCATACAATTTAAATGCTACTTCCATAACCTCTTTACGTAAAGGAAATAACTCAAAACAATATTCTTTGATTTGATCATATTTCTTTAATATCAACCTTTCCATAAATTCGTCAATAGTCTCATTTGAATCTTTTTCGAATCTACTGACAAATTTAATTGGATACCAACCATAATCAAAAAGTTGGTCTTTAAGTGTGTGACATTGAGAAAAAACTTTAAAACTTTTCTCAAGCTTTTCAAGATATTTTTGTACATTTGAACTAATGGTCATATTTCAATTATTATCAAATTCACCAAGGTATCTTCATATTAGCATGAGATATTTAATAAAATTAAAGCTCGCATAAGCGAGCCTTCAAAATTGCCGATTTAAATGAAAAATCGCCAAGTTATCACAAATATGCCATACCCCGTGCGCACACTCAAGCGGTTTTTTCAAAAGTTTCAAATCTGAAATGCGGATTTCGACTTTTGATATAAGCCATACCACATTTTAAATCCTGTCTGATTTGATTAACTGAAGTGTCATTACTTTGAGCAATATCACGTAATGAATTGCCCATAACATGATGTGACCAAATTGCTGAGATCCATTCTTGTAAAATATGGTCTTCAATTAATTTAATATCAATAATCAATCTATGGATTGCACGTGCCTCATTGTCATTTAACTCACAGCAAGTACCCTTACGGCGAATGCATAAGCGATCTTTTAAATTTTCATCGCTCATATACATAGCTATTAATTTTTCACGTTGTTTTTGAGTGATGCGTTTTGTTGGCATCGTCTTAACAATTTTGACCATTCTTTCGGTATCGCCGTTAAGCCAAGCTCCAAGCTGGCGACACCACTCTTCAAAACTAAATCTAGACCAATCGACCGATTGTAAAATGTGTTGTACTGGCATATTCATTTTCATCCCACCAATTGCTCAATTTGTTTAATCGCCACGCCTGCTTTCACTTGCTCTGTGCTGAACCGTAAAACTGTAAAACCCATCATTGCTGCGGAGTTGTATTTCTCCATATCCCCTATATAGCCCTTGCCTCTTGTATGACGGCCTCCGCTCCAGATACCACCTTCCACCTCAATCAAAATCTTTGTACCCGTAATTAAAAAATCTGCTCTCCATTTACGATCAGGATGGAACTTATATTCCTGTTCAAAACCGATCTTGCATGCTCTTAAATGCGTTGCCAGAACCATTTCACCCACACTTGGTTGTCTAGCAACTTGCTTTGCTGAACGCCGCTTTTTATTTTTCTTAATAGGAAATAACTTACGGTATTCAGCAATGCTGACTGATGACATCAAGCACCACCTTTAAGCAAATGTTCCAACTGATTAGCAAAGCAGTTATAAACTCGCGCTTTATCCTGATCACCTAAAAGGCTGGATGAATGAGCATCTTGTTTATACTTCTGAGCCAGTTTTTCAATTGACTCACTTAGTTCAACCAGAGTGCTTTGCTTTTTACCGCTGAGTGGTTCAATTGAGCGTGATACGTGGTCAGCCATTTCTTTTTCCATCTGATCGAAGTAACTTTGACGTGCTAAATCTCTCGACTTGATTAGCTCTGGTGAAATAAGCTTTTCCATTTCACGGCGTTGCGCTTCAATCCATCTACTGTCCATTTTTTGCGCCCTCCGCATTAAACTTCTTCGCTTGGTCAAGTGCCTTCTCTAATTGAAGTAACTCGTTGTAATCAGTATTAGATAAGCCACTACGGTTATATCGGCCTCGTAATTTTTCACAAAGAGTCTTAACTTCTGCAAAACCGCAGTAAGAATTTATTAACTCTTCAACTGCACAGTGTTGGCATTTACTCATGGCGATATCCTTTTTCATCTAGCTCTTTACGCGCCAACCACCACAAAACCACCGCACCGCTAATAGCTGCTGTAAAAAATGAAATGAGTAAACCCCACGCTAAAATCTCGAATTTATTCATATATTCGCCCCATCAATTAGCTGAAGAATATTTCTAGGAATCGGCATACCTTCACGGCGGCACATCTCTGCATATTCATGTGGATTATCGAAAGGATCTGGACCTAATTCTTTTGCAAGTTCAGGCTCTTTTTCTTTTGCCTGAAGTTTTTGTACTGGTGCTGGTTTACGACCATTGATTTTTAAACGTTCCATCAATGATTGGAGATGCTTTTGCGCTTCGTCATTGCTCACAGGAACGTGTTTAGGTTCTTTGTGTTCTAGTTGTAGCGGTGGAGTGTAAAACTCTTGCTGACGACCTTTCAATTGAGCTTTAGCCACCATCACGTTGTAGGTTCCGAAGAAATTATCTTGAGCTGCTCGCATTTGGCCGGCTTCGATCAAATACATCACTTCGTCTAATGCATATTTTGTAATTTGGGTAATAACCACAGTTCGGTCAGTCGTAAACTTACATGCACGTGACCAAGCTTCTTCGGGAGACATCCAACTTTCACCAATACACCAGGTGCGAAACTCGGCAAATGACGGCATAAAACGCCCACCTGCTGTAAGTAATCGAGCAAGTGCGTTGTTAAATTGGTTTTGTTGAACGCCAACCAGTGTTTTAAGTGCGATTTGCTCAACCACTGACAGAGGAATTGCGCTTTCGCCTGTTGCTGGAAATTGCTTATTGAACTGAGCAGCGTAAACAGTGCGAAGAGAAGCGATTAATTGACGCACTTCGTTCAAGGTAATCTCATGCATGACCTACCTCCTCACTCACTAGAAACTTTTTTGAAGGGGTTACATCCACGATTTGAGACTGGTTTTGTTCTTCAAAAAGATTTGCGAAGTAACCCGGCTCTTGTGTTTTTTGCCCAACTGAAGTGATTTGCTCTTGCTTCTTGCGGTTAGCAGCAACTTGTTTCTCGTTGTTTTGAACCCAAGAGAACCACTTAACCAACCAGATGCTTGGTGTATTCAACGAGCTTGATTCGTTTGCAAAGTACCAGTCACCGAAGTTTTGAATCATGGTTCTCAAGTCGATTTCAGGTACCGAAACAAATCTTTGTTGAGCAAGTGAAATGAAATCGTATTGAAACTCGCTGTATTCAGAAATGAATTCACGCATTGAATAGCGTTTGTGATCATCGATCTGATACTGAGCAAATTGAATTGGAGTTAATTGCGAATTTTCTCCACGCGTATTACTACTACTATCAATAATTGGTTCTTGGTTTATGGTTAATGGTTTATGGTTATTGGTTGGTTGCACATCCGTTTGTTCTTCGTTTAACGGATTTTCAACGACCGTTGAATTTTCGTTAGACGCTTGATCATCTTTTGATGAATCACTGTTGGACGAGCCTTTCTTTTTCGCTGCACGTTTTGCAGCAGACGCCTTACCAGCCTCACTCGCTTGTTTCTTTTTCCCGTGATATTCAGCAATTTCTCGTTCACAACGATTATTGCGATAAACACCTTCTTCAAGAATGAAAAACTCATCAAGTACATATTTGAGAGCTTCTTTTTGCTCTTCGGTAGTACATTGCAAACGGCGTGCTAGACGATCAATGCTTGATGCATCAATCGCCTTCTCCGTGTCGTAATACATGTCTAATAAGTCGCGGTAAATCGCACGCTCAATTAAACTGAGGTGGCGAGTCGCATTGTTAAAGTCACCAATATGGTGTTGGTAATAATTCATGCGGCCCCCTTAATTTGTTGCGTAATAAATGGATTATTTGCTCTGGCGATGGCAGCCATTGGATATGGAGAAACGGAGTTACCAACCATAAAGACTTGATCTTTTTTAGATAGAGGCTTTCCATCGCTCCCGTATTCAATTACGTATGAATCTGGAAACCCCTGCGCTCTAAAAAGTTCACGTGGTTTAAGCATGCGTATACAGATATCAACAATTGCCCAAGGTTCACCTTTGATCCAAACAGTAACTAGGGCTAAACGATCTTTAGTAGTGATCGTATCCATTGGCTCAGTGATACTTCTTGCGTCTCCATTGCCGTAGTAGTTAATTAAAAATGCAGCAACACGAAGAGCGCCCTTATAGTTATCTTTGCTCAACTTGGCAGTAACTAATCCATGATGCCCACCTTTCACTTGTGCACATATGGTTGATAGAGGCTCACCAATTGACCAATTCCGCTGTTGAGAAGCGTTTGCAAACTCTGTAATAAACGGAACAAGGATTGGACTTATTAAAGAACTATGTCCGCCATAACCTGCTGTAGTTGTTGCTAATGGTTCACGTATGTCATGACCAAAACTTGTACGGAAATCACGGCCAATAAAAGGTGTGGCAGAATTAACAAAAAATGGCTCTTTAGTTTCAATGACATATTTTTGAATACCTTTAGCTATGCGTTTTAGAGTTGCATCAGCTAGAGGACCTTGCGGCCTATCAAAAATAGAATTTCCTAAATCTGAAAAATCAACACATTCAACTGTTGAGCGCCATTTTTTTAAATTACCCTTAGGTTTCTTTGAGAAGTATTTTTCTGGCCATACTATTGGTTGCCCATCACAGCGGGCAATGAGAAATAATCGCTCACGTTTTGTTGGCGCTCCGAAGTCAGCAGCAATAATATTTTTTTGCCACTCAACTTCATAACCAAGTTGTTCAAGACTACGGACAAAGTGTTTCCAAGTTTTACCTTTCTTCTTGGGGTTTGGTACTAAGAATTGATTGTGGCGAGGAACTCGCTCACCAGGCTCTGCAATTCGATTTACCTTTTTGCCATTAATATTAATTTTATCGAGAGTAATGACTCTGCCTGTTGCTTTGTCTCGTTTTGCAATTAAAGGTCCCCATCCTAAGATCTGCTTAACATTTTCTAAACTGATCACATCAGGTTTAACTTTGCCTGCAAACTTAAGAACAACCCAAGAAAGGTCACGTATTTCTTTTTTACGTGGTTGTCCGCCAGCAGCTTGCGAATGATGTGTGCAGTCTGGGCTTGCATGAAACCAACCGACTTGATGACCATCACAAATATCAATTGGATCTACTGCAAATACATCTTGAACATAATGCTTTGCATGGGGATGATTAGCCTCATGCATAGAAATTGCTTTTGGATTATGGTTTACAGCAACATAAACAGGCCTGTTTAACCCCATCTCTAATCCAGTGCTTGCACCACCACCGCCAGCAAAGAAATCTACGATGATTTTTTCAGAAAAATTTAAGTCGAATTGAGTTCTAAAAGAACGAGCAGCATCAACAAATGTATTCATGCTTCACCGCCTTCTTTAATCTGAATGTATGTGCTACCCAAGAAGCGAATACGATCAGCACGGCTAAGGCTTCTAATAATTTCCTCAGCATGGTTGTACGTAATACGATGCTGACGCACTAAAACCTCTTTAAATTCATCTCGCTTTACAGCTGCATTTTTAGTATCAGCTTTGATTCGCTCTAGGTTTTCTTCACACTTTTTGATTAATGCTTTAAGTGTGTGGAGAGCCGGTTCAAACCAGCTCTGGATTATTTGTTCTTGATTTGATAGATTATTCGTGTTCATTTGATCCACCTCAATTGAATGCCTATAAACCACTCCTGTTTGCGCAGGTAGTGGTTTTTTAATATCCAAGCTTTTCTTTTTGACCACTGATTTCGTCATGAAATAAGTCATCCACCGTTTCTATACGGTTCATCCAACTTTTAGACATGACTAAAAGTGCAGCAACACGTTCCTTATCAATACTCTGATAATCTTTAGGAACGACTTTTAATCCAAGCAAACTCAATAGCTCGCAAAACATTTCAATTTCATTCAAGCCATTGTTTTTCTTGTCTGTTTTAAGCCGAGTAATAGTGCTTGGATCAACCTTTAATTGTTCAGCAATCTCTTTTTGATTGCTTATATCAAGACCATGCAATATGCGGGATACGCCATTTCTGGCGCTTGCAGATATATCAACTGATAATTTGCTCATGGTGATTCCTAGGTGGTTGCATTAGTTCGCTTAATTGGCTCTTTGCCATCAGCTAAGTCTCTGATCTGGTATTCGCGAGCTAATGGGATTTTTTCATCTGACCACTGGTACACAGCAGGAGGTTCAATCCCTAATAACTTTGCTAAACCGACACCATTCACACCAAGCAACTTATAAGCTTCCTGTTTGGTCATTTGCTCAACCTCAAAAGTAAGATTTCTTAGTATTAAAACAAAGATAACTTATTTTTGCAAGATGTAAGATAACTTATATGAAGAATCTAGAAACTATGGGTCAGCGTATTCGCGCCTTACGAAGAGAAAAGAAATTAACCCAAGGCGAGTTGGCAAAAATCGTCGGGGTTAGTGCGCCTAATGTCACCGGTTGGGAGAAGGATGCTTATGCTCCTAAAGCAGACCCATTAAGCAAAATGGCGGCTTATTTCGGAGTGTCGACTTCGTATATAACTAATGGAGATGAAAGCGGTCCCAAGTTGGATAGCACTGTTGCGCATTTGAAAGTTCTGGATATCGAAGCTTTTAAGAAAAAATACAATATTCCCGATAGCGAAGATGCTGTTAAATTTATTGAAACACCTGTTAAGCCCTTCCCCACCCAAAAAAGATATGTTCCTGTTAAGGCTTACTCCAAGATGGGCATGGATGGCTATTTCACAGATATGGGTTATGAAGGCAATGCTGGAGATGGGTATGTTCCAACTCACTCAGCAGGACCAAGAGCCTATGGCATTAAAGGCACTGGCGACTCAATGTTTCCAGCAATTCGTAATGGTTGGTACGTTGTGTGCGACCCTGATGCAGATCTTGTGCCGAATGAGTTTGTTCAGGTGTGCTTGAAGGATGGAAGATGCACAATTAAAGAATTTGTCGGCATCAATGGTGGAGTTTTAAGTTTGCTTTCTGTGAATGGTGGTGAGCGATTTTTCTTTGAAATGGACGAGGTTGAAAGTATTACCGCTATTACAGATATCGTGCCGCCAAGTCAGCA